TCTTGTGCACAGACGTTCCTAACGGCCTGAAGCACTTTGAACGTATGGCCTTGACTACTGGCATGGACGGTGACTTTGATACAGGTAACGTTCGTTACAAGGCTCGTGAGCGTTACAGCTTCGGCTTCTCTGATCCATTGGGTGTCTTCGGTTCACCCGGTTCGACCTAATATTTCTTCGGAAATATTTTAAAAGGGGCCTTGTGCCCCTTTTTCTTTTGGTGTATATTGTTCTCAATCCGGGCTTTCCGGTGTATCAAACAGTCCCGGCTGACGACATGCAGATTGATACGCCTAACTTGCATGTAAGGAAAAATCATGGCAAATACCACGTTTAACGGCCCAGTTCGTTCCGAGAATGGCTTTCAATCCATCTCTATCAGTTCAACTTCAGGCGCTGTTACGGTTAACTCTTCTTTTGGTTCTGACGTAGTTCTAGGCACACAGTCTTTGTCTGGTGCTGGCGCAGTTGACATTACCAACGCTTTCACTAATTTGACGACCACAGGCGCGGCTCAGGCTTTGACTTTGGCTAACGGCACTCTTGGTGAAGTCAAGATCATTACCCACGCTGTTGATGGCGGCTCCGCTGTTTTGACTCCTACAACGAAGATTGGTTTCACAACCATTACTTTCACTGGTGTTGGCGAATCTGCTATGTTGGTCTACACATCTGCTGGCTGGGCTATTGTTGCTTTGAACGGCGCTGTTTCAGCTTAATCAACCCAAGGGGCTTTTAGCCCCGTTTTTAAAGGAGCTTGATTATGATGCAGACAGACGTTAAGGGTAAGGATTGCGCGGCTGGCGCAACTACTACCGTGTTCAGCGGACGTGCTCGTTTCAAAGGTATTTGGTACAGTTCTTCTGGTGCTTCTACAATTGCTGTCAAAGATGGTGCTACCACCTTATTTACTTTCACAGTTGCAGGTCAAGCCTCGGATGACATCTGGATTCCGGGTGAAGGCGTGTTGTGCGAGACAAGTTTAGTAATTACTACCGGAGCGGGTCTGACCGCAGTGGTGTTCTATGGCTAAGAGTCCAGCATGGCAGAGAGCGGAAGGCAAAAACCCCGAGGGTGGCTTGAACGCCAAAGGGCGAGCCTCTGCGAAAGCGCAAGGCATGAACTTGAAACGGCCCCAGCCGGAAGGCGGCTCACGGCGCGACTCCTTCTGTGCAAGGATGAGTGGGATGAAGAAAAAACTGACAAGCGCCAAAACCGCCAACGACCCGAACTCACGGATCAATAAGTCTTTGAGAGCGTGGAATTGCGCAGATGGCGGCTATGTAACTGCGGCTGATGGCTGCGCCACCAAGGGCAAGACAAAAGGGCGGATGGTGTGAAACAAGAGAACGTTGAAACCATAAAGCATGTGACAGACGGTGTAGCCGCTGTTACAGCTATTGGCACGCTAATGCAACTACTCCCTTCGGTTGCCGCCCTGTTTACGATTGTGTGGACAGGCATGCGCATTGCAGAAATGGTAGCGGGCAAACCTTTTGCTGAAATAATTCGCAGGAAAAAAGATGCCAGCAACGAGTGAAAAACAAAAGCAGTTCATGGATGCTGCTGCACACAACCCGAAGTTTGCAAAGGCTGCGGGCGTACCAGTATCGGTCGCTAAAGAGTTTAGCGGCGCGAGCAAAGGAATGAAGTTTGGCAAGGACACTAACAAGGCCCGTCCCGATCTTCAAAAAGTTAACAAACCTAAGACTCTTCACGGCAAGATGTCACTTATGAAAGAAGGCGGTAATACCATGGCTTCTAAAATGAACCCCGGATTTATGGCAATGATGGCCAAGAAAAAAGGCGCAACCAAAATGTCCAGTGGCGGCATGCCTATGAAAGATGGCAAGCCAGCTTTTATTGGTGACGGTAAAGGCGCAATGAAACACGGCGGCATATCCTCTTCCCTAAAAGCTCATGCCTCTGCATCAGCGTCTAAGGCTCATGCTGGCATGAAAAAAGGCGGCATGTCATCTAAGATGGGCGCTGTCAAAACCGGTTCAACACCCAATGGCGTTGCGTCTAAGGGTAAAACCAAAGGCAAGATGGTTAAGATGAACATGGGCGGCAAAGCCTGCTAATTTAAGGAGCCCAACATGGCACGACGTAAAAATTTAACAGCCCTTGCCGCACTTGGCACGTTGGGCTATATGTTGTCCAAGAAGGGCGACAAGAAAGACGAGAAGCAGGCCACCACAACCGCTGCAGCGGAGCGCCGCATAGCTGCTGATAAAGAAGCTAGCGAAGAGCCGCTAAAAATTGGCAGTGAACTTGGCATGGACCCAGAGGAGGCGGCTAACAGACGTACTGAACGTATGTTGACTAACCCAAACGCTAGAGAATATGGCGAAGCGGGTACATCTATGACGGTCAGCCCCACTAAGAAGCCCGTTGCACCACGTAGACCCGTTGTTAAGTCACGTGCGTTGAACGCAGCGGAACAAGCGAAGTTTGAAGAAGCTAACGCTAGCCCCCGGTCCTTCTCATCTGATCCTAAAGGTTATGGCATGGGCATGATGTCCCGTGCATCGCCATACGACGATGATGAAATGAGGGGCGGGGTTAGGGGCGGCTACAAGCGTGGCGGCAAGGTTAAGAAAATGGCGTCCGGTGGCATGACTTCGTCGTCCGCTTCTAAACGTGCTGATGGTATTGCCACTAAAGGCAAGACCCGCGGCAAAATGTATTAAGGAATTATCATGAGTCCAGCAGAAAAAGCAGCGCGGGAAGAGATGGCTGAGCGAAAAATGAACGCGGCCACCGAAAAAGCTTACTCCGAGTCTTTAACCAGCACGGAAGAAGCGCCTAAAAAGAAAGACCCACGCGACGCTGTTCGCGGACAAAAAGGTTACGCCAAAGGCGGTATGACTGCTTCTAAACGTGCTGATGGCTGCGCCACCAAGGGTAAAACCCGCGGAAAGATGGTGTAACCATGATAGCCAGCCGTGGCATGGGAGCCATCTCCCCTAGCAAAATGCCCAAGGGCAAGAAGAAAGCCCGGCGGGATAATACTGACTTCACTCAGTACGCTGATGGTGGTACAGTAAACGCTGCTGGCAATTACACAAAGCCCAGTCTTCGCAAAAGGATTGTGTCCCAAGTAAAAGCCGCAGCAACGCAAGGTACGGGTGCAGGTCAGTGGTCGGCTCGTAAAGCTCAGCTTGTTGCCAAGAAGTACAAGGCGGCTGGCGGGGGTTACCGAGATTGAAAGCGCCTCAGAAATCATTGAAAGACTGGGGCGACCAAAAATGGAGAACCAAAAGTGGCAAACGCTCTTCTGACACGGGTGAAAGATACCTTCCTAGCGCTGCGATCAAAAGTCTCAGCCCTGCTGAGTACGCTGCAACAACGTTGGCGAAGCGTAAGGGCAAAGAGGCCGGGAAACAATTCGTAGCCCAACCAAAAAAGATCGCAAAGAAAACAGCAGGCTTTAGATAATGGCAACCACTTCTGGCGCATCAGGTTTTAATCTCCAACTCGATGAATTGGTCGAGGAGGCGTTTGAACGCGCCGGTGGTGAGCTGCGTACTGGCTATGACTTGCGCACTGCGCGTCGTAGTTTGAACATCATGTTTGCGGATTGGGCCAATCGCGGCATCAATATGTGGACTATAGAGCAGGGTGAAATCACTCTTGTTCAAGGTCAGAATACGTACGCTCTACCAGACAATACAGTTGATCTGATTGAGCACGTTATCCGTACGCAGCCTAACGCAGCTAATACACAGGCTGACTTAACAATCACACGTATTAGTGTTTCTACGTACGCTACGATCCCCAACAAGATTCAGCAAGCCAGACCAATTCAAGTCTGGATTCAACGATATAACGGGCAGAACTCGCCTATTGCCGCAACGCTTACAACAACAATTACGTCCACTAGCACAACAGTTGTGTTGAACGATGTGACAGGTTTGCCAGCAACTGGTTTCATTAAGATTGATGACGAGATCATTAATTACGGCTACATCACACAAAACGCAAACGCCAAAACTGGCACGCTGTTTAACTGCTCTCGTGGTCAGCAAGAAACCATTGCCGTAGGACATACCGCTGCCGCTACTGTGTATTGGGCGCAGGTTCCAGCCATTACAGTTTGGCCAACTCCTGATGGGTCACAGCAGTACACGTTTGTTTACTGGCGCTTACGCCGCACGCAAGACGCGGGTGGTGGTGTAAACGTGATGGATGTGCCGTTTAGATTTATCCCTTGCTTGGCCGCTGGCCTCGCGTACTATTTGGCGTTGAAAGTTGCTGGCGGCGCTGAGCGCTTGCCGGTGCTGAAACAACAGTACGACGATGCTTGGGAATTGGCCGCGACTGAAGACCGAGAGAAAGCGGCTATTCGCTTTGTGCCTCGGCAGCAGTTTATTGGTGGAGGCACCTGATGGGTAATCGGTTTGCTTCTGCGAAGAACAGTATCGCCATGTGCGATAGGTGTGGCTTTCAGTACAAATTGACCGCGCTTAAAAAAGAGATTCAGAAGACCAAGATATACAACCTGCTTGTGTGCCCTCAGTGTTGGGATCCCGACCAGCCGCAGTTGCAGTTGGGTATGTACCCAGTGGACGACCCACAAGCAGTGCGTAATCCTCGTAATGATTCAACGTACGTAACAGCGGGCGTGAATACCGCTGGTAATCCGACTAGTGGTTCGCGGGATATTCAGTGGGGCTGGAACCCAGTAGGCGGGTCTATTAATTTTGATGTTGCTCTCACGCCAAACTACTTGGTGGCAACGACATTTGTTGGTACAGTAACGGTATCTTAAGGAGCTTAAAATGGGATTCAAAAAAGCAGCAGACGGAATTGCTAAAAAGGGCAAGACCGAAGGAACAAATTTAGGCGATAGTGGCCCCACATCCGCCGCTCTAAAAGGCGGCAAGGGTGGCAAAGGTGGCAAAACTGATGCGGACATGTTGTCTATGGGGCGCAATCTGGCCAAAATTGCTAATCAGAAACGAGGTTAATCATGGCTACATTTAGCAAAAAGATGATGGGTAAAGAAGTTGGCGATGCCGCTACTTATGCTGCACCGCACAAAATGAACGGCAAGGCTTTGGTGATGTCGACTAACCCCGGCAAGGACTCTAGCATTAGTAGCCTCAACACCATGAAAATGAGCGTTGGTGTCATTAACAACGGTGAAAACCCAACTAAGACATCCGGCATCAAAGTCCGTGGCACAGGTGCTGCGACTAAAGGTCTCATGGCTCGGGGCCCAATGGCATGAATTACGCCGCACTCAGCGCTGCTATTCAGGCGTACACGGAGAACACGGAAGCAGATTTCGTGGCTAATATCCCCGTGTTTGTTAAGCAAGCTGAGCAGCGTATTTACAACACGGTTCAGTTTCCTTCAATTCGCAAAAACGTGACGGGCGCTACAACCGCAAATAATAAGTATTTAGCTTGCCCATCAGACTTTTTGGCGGTGTATTCTTTAGCAGTCATTGATGCTTCTGGGGAATATGAATACTTGTTGAACAAAGACGTTAATTTTATTCGTCAGGCGTATCCACAGCCAACAGACACAGCAATTCCAAGGTACTATGCTTTGTTTGGCCCGCAGTCTAATGATGCGGCTGAGTTGTCGTTTATTCTTGGCCCTACACCAAACACAACATACAGCGTTGAACTGCACTACTACTTTTACCCCGAGTCAATCGTGACTGCGAGCACAACGTGGCTTGGTGATAACTTTGACTCTGTGCTTTTGTACGGCTCTTTAGTTGAAGCTTATACATACATGAAAGGTGAAACTGACATGATGGCGCTTTACAACCAGAAGTTCATGGAAGCGCTTGCGTTGGCTAAACGTTTGGGCGACGGTATGGAGCGTCAGGACGCTTACCGTTCTGGTCAGTTCCGTCAGAAGGTAACTTGATATGGCAATTTCGCAAACAGCAACCACAAGCTTTAAAGTTCAACTGCTTCAAGCGGTTCATAACTTTGGCCCTACATCACCCAACACATTTAAAGTTGCGCTATTTACAGCCGCAGCAGATTTAACTGCAAGCACTACTGCATATACAGCAGGTATGACTGGTGAAGTGGCTAATGGTAATGGGTATACAACAGGTGGAAACACGTTGACGATTTCAACGTCTCCAACGTCGGGCACTAATTCGTCGCAAGTCCCAACGGCCTTTATATCTTTTTCCAATACTTCTTGGCCAAACGCAACTTTTACGTGCCGTGGTGCTTTGATTTATAACGATACCGCCGCAGGTGATCCATCTGTGGCAGTACTGGACTTTGGTTCAGACAAGACTGTTAGCAACGACACTTTCACAATCATTTTTCCAACGCCAGACGCAAACAATGCGGTTGTGCGAATATCTTAAGGACGCATCATGAGCACAGAAAAAAGTTACGCCCAAGACGTTGTGTCCGCTGGGTTACTGACATTTCCCAAAAGCGGTGATTCAGCTTCTGCTGGCGGTGTTTACACCGTTACTTGCGTAGGCCCAGATGGGGTTGAGAAGTGGTCTGACACCTTTCACAACTTGGTAGTAAACCAAGGTTTACAGGACATGAACGACAAGTACTTCAAAGCTTCCGGTTATACGGCGGTTTGGTACTTAGGTCTGGTGACTGGCCCCGGCTCAGGTAACACTTATGCTGCCGGTAATACTTTAGCCTCTCACGCTGGCTGGACAGAAAATACAGACTACACCGGTAGCCGCAAAACTGTGACGTTTGGTACACCAACAACTGCCGATCCATCGGTGGTTAGCAACTCTGCTTCACCTTCTGCTTTTAGCATTACAGGGACGGCTACGATTGCTGGCGCGTTCTTGGCTTCTACCACTGACAACTCTGGCGTTTTGTTTTCTGTGGGTAATTTTGCAGGCGGCGATAAGTCTGTAGCCAGTGGCGATACATTGAATGTAACGTATCAGTTCTCCCTTGACGCTGCCTGATAGGTAGAGCGGTGTTTGGAGATGTAACATTTGCGCAGTCTCCCTTCGCCTCACTAGGCGGGGCTACGTTTGGTGTCGACATTTCTGAGGCCGCCGCTGCTAGTGCTACTCAATCTGTTTTAGCTACTTTTGTAGGCACAGAAGCTGAAGCGGCCACGGCCTCTGCAGTTCAATCCGCAATTGCTCAGTTCTTTGCGGTTCAGGCCGAGACTGCTACGGCTACAGCAACGTTTGACACAATCAACAACGTCTTTAATGTTACTGTTGCTGAGAACACTACAGGCACGGATACAAACAGCGCGGTAGCCACAATCGTGGCTTCTATTCTTGAGGCGGCTACAGGCGCAGATTCGTACGTATCTCGGGCTGACTTTGTTGCTTTAATGCAAGAGACCGGCTTGGTCTTTGACCAATTTACTACTGCAAGATTTGTAAACGCAACGCAGGCTGAGAGTGCTACAGCTACGGATACATACCCGGTCAAAGTTATTTTTGCGGGGTTGGTGCAGGAAGGCGCAACAGGTACAGATGTATACCTACCAGTCAAAGAAATCAATGCACGGCCAACAGGCATCCAGCTTTATGTAAACATCGGCACTGCAGTTATTTGGGCGGTAATTGATGACAGCCAGACTCCAAACTGGCAAAATATCACAAATACGCAGGGTAGCGGCTGGACAACCATAAATGACGAACAAACCCCCGGTTGGACAAACATCCCATCGTAAGGACAACAAATGGCGCTAGTATTAAAAGACCGAGTCAAAGAAACGTCCACAACGGCTGGCACGGGCACACTAACGCTTGCCGGGGCGGTTACAGGCTTTCAATCTTTTGCCGCAGTGGGTGATGGCAACAGTACTTATTACGCTATTGCAGACAACGCTACAGGTGCGTGGGAAGTAGGTATTGGTACTTACACCGCATCTGGCACGACGCTTTCTCGTACGACTGTGTTGTCCTCAAGTAATGCTGGGTCGCTTGTAAGTTTTGCAGCCAATCCCAAGGACGTGTTTGTAACATACCCATCTGAACGGGCAGTTTGGCTTGACAGCGCAGGCAGCGTTTTGGTTCAGTATGAGTTCAACACAATTAACGCCACGACTGCCAATCTTACAACCGCAAACATTACGTCCGGCACAATTACCACAGCCCCAACTAACAACACAGACATTGTTAACAAACAGTACGCTGACGCTATTGCATCTGGTATCCACTTCCATGAAGCAGTGGAGTTGGCAACTACCGCAGCCCTGCCAGCAAACACCTACAACAACGGAACATCTGGGGTAGGGGCGACGCTTACAGCCAACGCCAATGGCGTTTTGTCCGTGGATTCAACGGTTACCGTGGTCAACAACCGCGTACTTGTTAAGAACGAAGTTACGCAGGCAAACAACGGGGTGTATGTTGTAACGCAGGTTGGCACTGTTAGCACACCATACATTCTCACTCGCGCCACAGATTTTGATACTGCTGGATCGGGCGTTGACCAGATTGATGAGGGTGACTTCTTCTTGGTTACTAGCGGTACGGCCAATGCAAATACCGCTTGGGTACAGCAAACCCCACCCCCAATCACAGTTGGCACAACGGCAATTGTTTTTCAACAGTTTGCAGCGCCAATTACATACACGGCTGGTACAGGCTTAAACGAGTCTCCAACCTATACGTTTAACATTGCCAACACTACAGTAACAGCCGCCACATACGGTTCGGCTTCTCAAGTTCCTGTGTTTGCCGTTAATGCTCAAGGCCAGCTTACCTCTGTAACCAACACAAGTATTGCAATTAGCGGCTCTGCGGTGTCTGGGGCTATCTCTGGTCAAGCCGGATCGGTAGCTAACGCCCTGACTGCTGGCACATATTTGACTAGCGGCGGTACTTACGACGGCTCAGTGGCTCGTACTTTTACTGTGGATGCCACATCTGCAAACACGGCTTCTAAGGTGGTAGCACGGGATGCCTCTGGAGACTTCTCTGCGGGGACAATTACCGCAGCTTTGACGGGCAACGCAACAACGGCAACCACGGCAACTAACGTAGCGGGCGGAGCGGCTAATCGGATTGTGTACAACACGGCGGCTGGAACTACAAACTTTGCGGTAGCCCCTACAACATCTAGCACTTACCTATACTGGAACGGCTCCGCCTTTGCTTGGGGTACTGTGGCGCAAGAAGCGCCTGTGTCTTTGAATGATATTGTCATCAGCAACAACTACACTTTCCCAGCAAACAAGAATGCAATCAGCGTTGGGCCTGTGACTGTGGGTTCTGGCGTAACTGTTACGGTTGGCAGCGGTCAGCGTTGGCTGGTTGTTTAAGGAATAAATATGGCTGTCGTAGATTACACAAGCAACCTTGGACTGGCGTTACCCACAACGGGTGACTTGGCTGGTCTCTGGGGCTTTACTGTTAACGATTCAATTACATCCCTGCTGGACACAGCAGTGGCGGGCACGACCACATTAAGCGCAGACGCAGACACAACGCTGACTACGACAGACGGTATAGCCAATCAAGCACGGGCGGCGGTTATCAACTGGACGGCTTCCGGCACAGTTACTAGAAACATCAACGCTCCCAAGCACAGCAAAGTGTATGTGGTGTTCAATAACACGGGCAGCACTCAGTCTATTGTCTTGCGCGGTGGCCCAACGTCTCCGACTACGGGCGTAACTATTAAGGCTGGCCAGCAGGCAATGGTGGCTTGGAACGGCTCGGACTTTGAGCGCGTAGGCGGCGGCGATCCCGGTGGTTCAAACACACAGATTCAGTTCAACGACAACGGTGAGTTAGCAGGTTCGGCTGGTCTGACTTGGAACGGCACAACCATGACGGCGACAAACTTGTCTGCCGGATCGTTAACATTAACTACTACGCCTTTGGCAATTGCTTCGGGCGGTACAAACTCTAATGCCACCCCTACACTTGGCGGTGTTGGATACGGAACTGGTACAGCCCACGCATATACAGCGTCTGGTTTGGCTGGTAAAGTGCTGACATCCAATGGTGCAGCAGCCCCGACATGGGAGACTCCTCCAACACCAGCCAAAGCCAGCGGTGCGCTATTGGTTAACACAACGACAGTCAGTGAGAGCTACGTCTTACCCGTTGGCTCAAACGCATTCTCCGTAGGGCCGATTACGATTGCGGATTCCTACACCGTTACAGTATCATCCGGACAAAGGTGGGTAGTTATATGAGTATCATTGCAGCAGGAACCACAACCACAACCGCGCTTTCCAGCACGGGCAATACCGACGGCACGTTACAACTCCAAGTTAACGGCACTACACCTTCGGTGACTCTCAACACGCTTGGTGCTATTGGTGTTGGCGCTTCGCCTTCATACGGTACTTCCGGTCAAGTATTGGTATCTGCGGGTTCTACTGCGGCTCCAACATGGACTACCAACGTCTCAAGTCAGTGGACAACAACGGGTTCCAACATTTACTACAACACGGGAAACGTGGGTATTGGGACGAGTTCGCCTTCAACACCATTGCATATCCTTTCTAGCGCACAAGAACAGTTGCGGTTGGGTAGAAGTTCAACTGCTAGTTCTGCATATTTAACTTTTTATGCAAACAACTCTTCGTCTGCGCAAGTTCAATACGCTGGTATTTTAGGTGATGTTATTGCGTCTACCGCTGGTTCGCAAAGTGGTGCTTTGATATTTTTCACGACCAATACTGGAACGTCGGCAGAACGTATGCGTTTAGATTCGTCTGGTAATTTGGCAATTGGTACTACAAGCGCAAACATTAGCGGTGGCGGAGCAGGGTCACAAGCATTAACACTTTCAGCCTCTGCAAGTGCTAGAAATGCAATTATTGAGTTAAGAGGAACT